CCCTTGACGGACGCTTCCGAACCGTGGTTCTTCAGCGTGAGACTCTGAAGTCTGATGTTAATTCAGAGCACGGCGAGGGGGGGCTCAATGGTCAAAGATCGTGTATGGGGCGGTGACTTCTTCGGTGGTGTCGAGTTCGTAGTCGGTGAGTAGGATCTTGCGAACTGCCTCACAATTGATGACTACGCCGTACCGCATAAGACCGCAGAGTTGCGTCAACTCAAGGATGTCTGCCGAATCGAGTCCATACCGGAGGGCGATACTCTCGGTGGTGGCCCAATAGTGGGGATAGGCATCTTTGTCGCCGATGAGGTCTACTACCTTATAAGCGAAGTTGGACGCCACTTGGGATTGTATCTCACTGCGGACTTGCACATCGCGTCTCAACGCCTCGACAACAAAGTTGCTGGAGTAAGGGTAGGCTGATCGCAACATGGCCTGACCGAACTCTTCAAACCGTTGACACAGGCTCCCGCGTCCCAGGACATCTCCATGCGCTATACCGTACGACCTCATCAAGGTCCCTAGGTTTAACATGGGGTGAAATTGGTCGAGGGCATCTCGCACTGGCGAGTGCTTGAGGAATTGGACTTGCTCGAAGTGCTCCAGGGGTTTGCACCCGGAGATGTCATAACCGGCGCTAAGAGCAGCCCGCCGAAGCGCGACAGCTTCGCCATCTTCGAGGGTCCCGTCATAACCAGCGTCCATGATAGCCATAAAGATGAGCAAATTGGCCACATTGTTGAGACTGGTGGTAGCGACTGATCCAGAGAATAGGACTTCCTCTTCGGCCTGTAATATGCACACCCGGTTCGGATCTTCAGGGCAATGGAGTCGAAAAGGAAGGGCACACTGAGCCGATACTCGCTTCATATCGTCCCGGGGGCGCCCTTCGGGGGTGAGGCGCTCCAGGACTCGAAACAGCGAGGACGTGTGGGATGCGTCGCATGACTTGATATCGAGGTTGAAGTAATGAACTCCTCCTGGGATGCGATGGGCCAGCACGGAGTCATCTGAGAAGTAGATGAACACGGCGGTGCCCTCAGGTTCTCGTAGTGTCTCAAACGCGCGGTGGAGCTCGGAGGCTTTCGGACTTTTGACGAAATAAGCGACTCCGTCTCTATACCGGAAAGGTTCAGAGGACATGGCTATCTTCATGCAATCCAACAGCCGGAATCCAAGCAACGAAGCAGTGACGCCGAGATCACCAATTGCCCTGGGCTTCTTGCGCGGTTTTGCGAATTCGTCCTTCTTCACTTTATACCGCAGCGTGCGCAATCCGAGCCCGGTCTCAATATCCTGTGCGCCCGTTCGTATATCCTCTAGGTATGCCTGGCGGCGCAGTGCCCTCTTTATATGAGGGTCATCGTGGTGCAATTCCGCCTCCCGAAATGCACCTTGGTACTCATCGAAGTATGGTTCATACAACGTCGCCAATTCTTCGATTTGCTCATGGTGGGCCCGGATGAACTCTCGCTGGTCGTTGCGGACGCGGTTCTCCTCCAGGCCAAAAGGCAACTCACGTGCACCTCCGATCCTGTCCAGTGCGATGGACAGGGAGTTACTGGAGTCCTCGTAGGTCACCGTGTCACCTGCGAAGCAAAAGCCTGCACTCTTGTAGCCCATGTCCACGACGATGTGGGACAGGTCGCCGAAGTTGAGTTTGCCGTTCACAAAGTATTGGGGGTTAACCAAGCACCTCAGTCTACCATTAAAGGTGTAGGGCGGCTGGATGGCTTTGACTCTACCAATCCTGAAAGGGCCCCTGTCGTCCGCGACGCCGCAGACCGAGCCCCTACCTGAAAATCCAGCAACCGTGGCACTGGCACCGTCATGAGGTCACCGATGGACTTGAAGTACCGCAATTGACAGAAATATCGCACAGAGTCCGCCGCCACTTGCGCCGCCCGCTGGTTCAGCCCGTCATAGAATTCTTCTCCGACGAGGCAGCGCATAGCAGCGTTGATAAGACCTTGGGCGGGAGTGTATTTCTTCTCCTCCCTAAAGGCGGCTGCCCGGACATGCAAGTTCTTGAGATTCTGCGTTCCAGTGGTCCCAAGGAATTCGACGATTTGGCGGTTCACATAGGCCAGTCGCGAGGCCCCAAAAAGCGACGACAACATTGTTTGCGCTGTGTGCACGCGCCCCTCGGACAAGACGGTCGACGTATGGTCGGCCCGCCACACGGCCAAGCGATATCCGAGGCTACGGGTTCCCTCCTCGACGTATTCGGTGTCGTAACTTGCTTGCGTTGAGTCGTCACCAAGTTGCCACTCTTCCGTGGGGTGTAGGAAAGGAATGATCCTCGAGCAGAAGCGGGCCGCTTTGATCAACAGCGGTGTGCGGTCGTCGATGTCGGTGTTGGTGAAGATGGTGACGGGTATGGCATCTTCGAGGTCAATGGGAGCCATACACAGGGGGGGGGCTCGAGGAGCCAAGTGTCCAAGACTGCGGGGGGTTCGCGGATTGTGAAAATGGTAGGCCGTCACCGGCCCTCCAATTTCGGCAAAGCGACTGGCCAGGCGTTCCACCCTGTTGACAAGTAGGGAGGAAAC